CCTTCTCCTGCTCGGTGGTGAAGTCGTCGCGCGTCACCGGCGGCGCGGTCTGCGTCGAGGTCGGCGTGCCTTCCGGGTAGGGCTCCGACGGCGTCATCGGGCCGGTCGAGTTGGTGTTCTCGTTGACCACGCCGGTCGCGCCTGGCGCGTCCTGGCGGTCCTTCTTGCCGTTCTTTTCCTTGTCCTTGGTCATGATCGTGTCCTTGCCTGGGTTGGAGGGGCGGGCGGAATGCCCGCCCCCAATGCTAGGATTGCTTCAACGCTGGCCGCCCTGCTGGCCCGACTTGTCCTGGCCGCCCTGGCGGTCCTGGCCGCCCTGCTGGCCGGACTTGTCCTGCTGGCCGCCCTGGCCGGGCTTCTGCTGGCCGCCGCGGTCGTCGTCGCCCTGGCCGGGCTTGTTGGGTTCGTTACCCATCTTGGTCGTCTCCTGTTGGAGCCTCCGGGATTGGGGGCTGCGCAGCAGCAACCAACTCCGGGGGCGGCGGTTCCAGGCTGTCGTCCAGGGCCTCCAGGAACTTGTCATGGTAGGCGGCTACCTGCGTGTCGCAGTCGTTGCCGTTGATGATCCGCCTGGCGTTGACGGGATCGTTAGTGTCTTCGTTGAAGTATTGCCCGAGCTTGGCTCCGGTGAACCAGCCCTCGGCCATGCCGCGGAACATCACGCGGGCCGCGATGAGGCTATCCAGAGCAAGGTCGGGATGCTCAACCAGGTCGCGATCTTCAATGAGACCCAAAGCAGCCGAAGCATTGCGGTAGTTCTCCTCCCATGTCAGGTGGACGTAGCCCCGGCCAATGTAGGGATAGTAGCTCTTGCCCTGGAGATAGCTGTCGGAGCCCTGCTCGCTGTTCGGCCACATGCCGAACGCGGTCTCATGAAAGACCGTCGCCAGCATATAAGCCAGCCACCGGCGGTCATCCATCGGGGTGCCGGTCTGCTGGTTCTCCCACAAGCCAAGAATGACGTTCTGGCCGTCGACCTGTTGCTGCGTCATGGCCCCTTCGAAGAGCCTGTCGCGCACTGCGCCGAAATAAATATCCCGGTCGAACCTCATGTCGCGATCAAGCTTTCGATCTCACGGACAGCGTCGTTGACTTTCTGCATCCCGCCTTCCTCGACAATGTGGCTGAAGCTGCCGTCGGCGCGCTCCTTGATGACAGTCACGAAGCGACCGTCGATCTCGGCTTTTACGTGTACGTAGTCGCCGATGCGAACGAGGTGGATCGCGCTGATATTCATAGCCTTCCCGTCAGGAACAGGATCAGCACGACAATCAGCACGATGCCGAGAATGCCGACCGGGTAGGGCCCCCAGTCACGCGAATAGGACCAGGTCGGCGCGACCCCCAGGAGCAAGACAATCAGGATGATGACCAGGACAGTGGTGGCGCTCATTGCATGGGTGCTCCGCCGTTAAGTTGAGCCATGATCTCGGGCGGCAGTCCGCCTGGCGGGGCTCCAGGCGGCATCCCCGGGTCGCCTCCGCCGGCCATGGCGGGGTCCATCCCGGGGGGCGGTGGCGGCGGAGCCATCATTTGGGCGTTAAGCTGCTCCTGGAAGGTGCTGATCAGTTCGATCATCGACCGCGAGCCCCGGATCGGCCGGATCATCAGCTTGGTAAGCTCCAGGCTGAAGTTCATCACCATCGGCGGAGGAAGCACGCCCGTTTGGAGGAGCCCCTGGGTGCCCTGCATGACGCCCTGCACCGCCATCATGATCTTGGCGTTGCTCTCCTGCTCGATTGTCTCGTCAAGCTCGACCGTGCTATCGGTTTCGATGTCGATTGAGCACGTGCGGGAGAAGTCCGAGCGGAGGATTTCGAAAACTTGTGGCGTGACGTCCTCGCCGGTCATCTTGGTCAAGGTGTCGGCGTCGAAATTCTTGGCGATTATCTCGGCTTTCAGGCGGAGGAGATCACGGACAAAGTTCTCGACGTTCCCCTTCTGGTCATTGAGGCGACCGACGCCCATGGTCCCCTTTATACGTTGGGCGGTAGCGGTCTCATGTGGGTTCGTGGCCCCTCGCATGATGTCGGAAATGCCCATGACTTCGTAGATTGCCTGCTTTATCTGCTCGCGGGCGAGGTAAAGCTCCTTGAGGGCGTTCACCCAGTCGACGATGGGGACGATCCAGATGTGGTTCTGGAGCCCGCCATTCAGCATGTCCACGCCGACGATTGGGATCATTTTCCCATCGCCGGCGGTGAGAAGCTCCTGGATATCCCTTGAAGCCGAGTTGTAGCCGCCGCGGACCTTGATCTTCTCGGTGAGGCGGGAAATCCGCTGGGAGGTTTCCTCCAAATCGGCAGCGAGGTTGTCGTAAAGGTCGAAGTAGGGGCGCGGCAGCATCGTGTCGGTGGTCACGACGGCCAGCAGCGGCTTGGGCACGGGGAAGAAATTCGAGAGATTGAGGGTGTCTTCGTCCACTCTCAGGACCAGCCCGGACGTCTCGCGGATGAACCAGATCACGCGCCGGTTGGTCTTGTCCCAAATCTCCCAGGCCATCGCCTTCTTGATGACGTCGCCGAGCTTTTCGGCGGACTTCAGGGGGCTTCCTCCTCCAACCGTGGATTTTGCCGCGCTCTCCTCAGTCCAACGCAGGAGTTCTCCAAGTTTTCCCTGTTGCTCCAGCGCGCGAAGTTGCTCGCTGTCGGGAAACTCAGCCAGGAGGCTCTGCTTGTCGAAGAGGTGCCTGAAGCCGATCCATGAACCGTCGGCGAACTGCCGGACAGGATCAAAAAGAATGTCTTCCCAATAAACATACTCATCGTTGACGGTCTCCCACACCTTCACGTCTTGGGTGAGGGGCTCTCCGCCGAGTTCTTCCGGCGGTTCTCCAGGCAGGGTCAGGGCTCCGCCCATGACAGGGTCTTCTACGGGCTGGCTCTCCAGTTGCGGCTTCCAGCGCACGCGGCAAATGCCTCTCCCCGGGAGCAGGACGTCTTTCACGGCAGCGCGCACCGCTTCGTGGCTGACGTCGTCGTCGAGGACGATCTCCAGGGCCTTCTCCATGACGCTGGCGGCGGTGTCGATGTCCTCCTGGGACGGCATCCCCGGCGGCATCGGTGCCAGTTGGGGAGGCAGCATGTCCTGGAACTGGGGCTCGCCCGGCGGGGCTGGCGCGGGCGGCGGGGTGGGCGTGACGGGCGTGCCCGGCACAGGCCCGCCGCCCATCGCCATGTCCGGCGGCGGAGGTAGGTCGCCGCCGGGTGGGGGTGGAAGGGCGATCTCACCGCCGCCACCGCCCATCATCAGCGATGACGCGCCTTCGGGCGGCAGCGGCGGGGTTCCCAGCGGCCCAGCCGTCGGAGCCTGCGGGGGCAGGGGAGGCGGGGCGGGCGGGGGAACGGGTTGTGGCGGGAGGCTCTTTTTGGCGAAGCGGGAGCGCACCACGGGGACCGGCGGCTTGGTGTAGATCGCCGGCTGCATCACTTCGGTATTCGAGAACAGGATATTAAACGTGTTTCCCGAATTGGTTTTGCGCTTGCCGAGATTGGTGAAGGCTCCGTCGTTGCGGTAAATCTTGATGATCTCGCGGCCGCGGACGCGCCAGTCCTGTTCGGCACGCTCGGCATCGGCCAGGCATCTTTCCCAGTATTTCTTGTCGATTTGCCCGGGGTCGAAGAGGGGGTCTATGGCTTCTTCAGGGGGACTGTTTGGCTTGCCCTGGGACGCAGGTATAGTGTCCGTGGGGGAGGGCTCTAGCTCGTAGTCCCGGGCCATCAGCGCAACTCGTCAAGCTTGAAAGCGTTGGAGACGCGCCATGGATTGCGGTCTTCCTGGGTGGTGATGCTAGCCGTGAACGGCCTCGACATCAATGCATAGCGAAATTCGTCTACGGCATGGTCTTCGCCGTCGCTGTCCATGTCCTCGGGATTGCGGTCCGAGTGCTGCATCATGGGGAGCGTCCGGATGAGGGCTCGGCAATGATCAAAGACATAGACCATTGGCTCTCCCTGGGGGTCGCCCCGGAGACGGTTGCGGATCTGATCGAAGCCACCCATGCGCTTGGGCGTGGACAGGCGGGAATTGTCGGCCGGCCGCATGTAGACGCCCTGGCGGGCAAAAGTCTCCGCGATGGAAGGGCCGGCAACCACCGAAAACGCGCTGGGGTCGAGGACCGAGTAGTCGATGTCCTCGCCGCGGTCAGTGTCCTTGACCAGGAGTGCGACCACCTCGGCAGGCTGTCGGAGGCCGATGTTCGGAGCGGAGGCTCCGTACAACTCTCGGTAACGAATTACAGCACCCCTGGGAAGAAGCTTACCGTCGTGGAGATAGTCGTCCTGGACGACGGTGTGCCAGCCGAACGAGTAGGGGCGCGCGGAGCCCCAATCGCCCGAGCGAAAGCGCGTCCATCCCGGCGGGATTGGAAATGGTCTCAGCACATGGCGGCTCGTTGAGAATTCGGGGAAGAAAGCACCCTCGATCACGTTCCAGTCGCCTTCGAGCCAGGCGCGGACCAATTCGGGGGAGCTTTCT